ACGAACACGTTGTTAACTGGTATCTCTCTGTATATTGGATTATCAAATAGCAATGTAAAGCTAGTTGCTGCACCGATACTAGGTATCATGGTCTTCTGTAAACGAAGAGCCGCGTTGTTATTAAGGATAGATGAGTCAGCTAAGTCCATTGTGTTAGTAAGTTTTGAGAGTCTTAGTGTTGCATCAAACTTATTAATATTAGCATCCATGAATGTTTTAATAGCTGTAGTTACTACAGTGCTGATCTCATTATCACCTTTAACCGTAACATTAGGATTATACACTGTTTCGGTTATAACATCAACAAATAAAAACTCTGGTTGTACTACTTTTGGAGATATGGATAAAGGTGCACGCAGCTTAATAAACTTCTCAATTTCGTTCTTACGTTGAACTGAAACTCCGTCTGAGTTTTTTAAATCTACTGCCACAATCACTTTACCAAATAAAGGTGGATCCAATTCCTCACCACCATACACATTAAGAGCTTCAATATCATTGAACTCTTGAACTAATAAAGTTTTATAATCAGACACAGTAACTAATCTATCTTGGACAGTCACTGACTTAGGTGCATTAAATTTAATGCTTTCAATTGATTCTGCATACCCACCACCTACTGATTTACTTACAGTAGTAATAGCTACGTTAGTGTATCCTTGAATGTCTCCTGACAGAGTAAACACTGCAGCAGAGTCAGCATTGTTTGCTGCTGACTTTCTATATCTTGCTTCTACAACATTTCCATGTGATACTGATCTACCTAAAATATTGTCACCAAATTGAATTTCGTATGTTTCGTTTTCTGCTGGTACGAGGAAGTATGTGTTAGATGTTCCATCGACACCAATAGTAGTTGATGCTTTCGTCCATGCGCTATTGCTGAGATCTGTAGCTGATGATGTAACAGTTACTATTAAGCTAGATGTGTCTATCTCTTTGTTGGTGATTACATATCTTTGTGATGTGTTAGAGGTGTCTACTTGGAACAATTCCGTAACTACTTCACCTTCAAATATGTCAAGTCCAATTGCTTTATAGTTACCATTTGAATCAGCTGAAATAGATATACCTTCATCAGTAGTAAACGTGTATGTATTAGACTCTACTTTAGATGTGAATGTTGTATACTTTGGAATGCTAATGTTTGCTGGACTGTCTGCAGGATATACTTGAATGTCAACTATACCTTTTGATGAAGTATATGAACCAGGCAAGTAGTTTAAAGTCTTAGCATGTGAGATTACACTATCTTTTAACAAAGCACTATCCAAGAATGATTCTCCTGCTACCATATTAAGGTAGAAGTTATTCATATACGTATTGTATGATAGTGTATCTAATAGAACGCTAAGGTTAGATCCATCAAAGTCATAGTCTTTAAATTGACTCTGTGCTCCAAGGTACTGTTTTAGATTGCTCTTAATTGATGAAAAGTCGACGTTTGCGACGTTGAGTGCTGTGTTTGCCATTATCGTATTCTCTCTAATACAAGATTTAGTGTTACTGGATCCTGATTATTTATTACCTCAACAATCAATGATACTAGAAGCGAGTTATTATCATCGTCCGGTGATACCGTAACGTCTAATAGGCTAGCTCTGGGTTCGTGATTGTCAATAGTCTCTGCTATGAATTGTTTAAGTAGTGTTGTTGTTTGTGGTGTAAAGTTCTCAAACAATAACTGTCTGATATTTGTACCTACGTTAGGTTGCATTAACCTTTCGCCTTTGTTTGTCAATAATAAATTTTTAATTGATTGTATGACGGCATTCACATCAGTCTTTAAAGATAAGTCTTTTTTGATTGGATGTGTTGCAAGCGAAGTGTTGAAGTCAGAGTAAGTAGTCATGTTAGTATTTATGTCTCCTCATTGATCTTAACTTTGCTTTCTAAGCCAGCTTCTAGCTGGGATCTAATAGATGATACAGGACATTTATCGTTCAATACTGATCTTGGTATAGTTTCAAAGTCTGCCTTAGCAGCATTAAAGGCAAGACCCGCTGCTTCAAGTGCTTGTTCTTTCTGAGCATCAGCATCAAACATATCAATCTGTTGCCAATATTTGAAGCTCCTAAACTCATCAAGCAATTCTTGTGCTGGGGCAATTGCTGATCTTTTTAACTTAGAAATGATAGCTTTTTTCTCAGCTGTTTTCTTTGCAATGTTTTCATGGTTAAGTTTTATTCGCTCGTTCCATTTTTCAACTATCTTAGCCCTGTCTGGACTTGCCGCTGTAATAGTAATGGTAGTGTTTTCTTTAGCTGCATCTAACTTCTTAGTCAGTGGTTTGATCTGATCGGCGACTTTAATACTAGCTCCTGCTTCTAATATAACAGCATCAACTGATGGAAGATCAACAGGAAGACCTTTCTTAATTATGTTACCAGCTTTGTCTAAATCTAGGTTAGGTATTTTCTTACACACGTCATCCAACGCACCAGCGGCATCTCCTATGTCACTGGATCCTAATAAGCCAGATATTGCAGACTCAGCACCACCTGCTATAGCCTTTAAGGTTTCACCAGCAGCACCACCCGTTGGTAATACAGAATTTATCTTATCACTTATACCATCTCTAATACCAGCCCCTACTGCAATTGCTTCGCTTAGCTTTGCATCCAGCGAGTTTAATTTATCAGCATCTAAGCCAACACCAGCCATCACTGAATCTAAATTAATTGCGGATCCAAAATTGCTTTTTAACTCAGCAAACTTAGTAATCATAGCACCGGGATCATCTGCAGACTCTAACATTGAAGTCATTTGATCTTGTAAATTAGCTTGCGGTAGTTCTATTTCTGGAACTAATGCATCTAACTTTCCTTTGATGCCATCAGTCTGAGCAGTGATTAGATCTGTGACTGAAGCTGTTGCGTCTCCTATCAAGCCATCTGCAGCTGCTTTGGCTTCATCAATTTGACCTGTTAGTTCAACAGATGCTTTTGGTAAACATGGATTACTCATTATTGAGACACTCCTGTATTAGATACTGCACCAGTTGCTGCAGTCGGTGAACCAACATGGGTGTGGCCATCTAAAAGAATACCATTCGCTTTAACTTGCGTACTAGCATCTAAAGTACCAGTTAAGTCAGAATCGTTTTCAATATGCAGCTTAGTTGAATTCATTATTTGTGATCCATTAGCAGTCATTGTAGTGTTGGCACCACTGTGCATTTTAATTGCAGTGTCAGATGATATAGTCAAATCGCCGCCAGACTTAATTGTTAGTTTACCAGCACCAGCAAGTGTATAGTTGTCTGGTAGTATCTGTGTCATGGTTGCTAAGTTTGTTCTCTTCTCTTCACCAGAAACAGTCTTTGTAAATAATCCTTTAATGCTATCAACAAAACTTCCGACAGTAGTTAAGTTCACGTTCTTAGAAACTCTTTGGTTTAGATTGCCATTGACGTTGGTAGCTTTGTCTGACATAATCTCTTTAGCTTCGTTGCCAGCTACCTTCTTAACATAATCACCTCTTACAGTCATCATGTAGTCACCATCAATCTCTTCGATTTTATTCCCATGTATGACCTGACGTACGTCACCATCAACTGTAATATTAACATTGCCCTTTACATAGACATCCTTGTCCCCAATGGTAATCTCATAGTCGTTTCCTACGACCTTTGTTACCTTACTTCCATCTGGCTGTACCTCAATAAATGATCCCTTCGAATGGTACATATGTAATCTTTCGCCATCTGGAGTATCGTCCACTTCCAATACATGACCCGACTCAGAATGCTTTACGTGGTTGAGCGGATATGTGGATTGCGATACACCTTCTGGATAATCTTTGCCTTGGCCACCAAAACGTGGATGAGGTTCTACCCAAGTAGTTCTCTCATAGTATGAGTCAGCTTTGTCCGCAAGTATACTTGTTACTTTAGGAGCAAGTGCGCTCTCTACAATACCAAGAGTGGTTTTGGCACTTCGTTTATTAATAAGATGAGCATGCTTTTCAGCTTCTTCGTCTCTAGCTAATCTAGTTATAGAGCTCTCAGCAAGCGTCGATATCTCTGGATCATCTAATGGATATTGTCCTTGTGGATCATTGAACCCTTTTCTAGGATCCGGATCTTCACTTGGCATACCTGTAAGTGTTCCTAAAACAATTGGTGTCTGATATTCTTCGCCGTCAATAAACAGTCCAAATACCCACGACCCTTCTAACACACCAGTGGGTGTTGTTCCTATTCCGCTTAACGATGCACTAGTTATTGGTGCAACAACGGTTGCCCAAGGTAAGTCTTCTGTTGGGATAGCTGACTTGTCGCCAGTGTGTATACCATACACTCTTACTTGTACGCGTCCTAATTGTTTTGGATCAGTACGATTTTCAACTACACCAATGAAGTGTTTTAGTCCTGTAAATGTTTCTTGTCCGCTTCTCATAATCTCTTTGCACTCTTTCTTTGGGATACTATATTTTTATGTGGGTTCCTTACATTAGATCTGTAACTGTCTTTACACATCTCCACTGCCATAGTATATCCTCTTTGTCTCTCAATCAAATGAGACACCTTTGTTGTTAAATAATTGCCTGATATCTTACCCTCTGGATCTCTAGTACCAGTCTTTGCAGTCATCTCTAATATGTCAAGATGCACTACTTTACCTACACCCATGTCCGTATTTCCTGGTATACCCAACTTGCATCTTACCTGTTCTAGTGATGACAGATAAAACATCCTACGTGGAATAATTTCTGTGAAGTTTGGTTCTTCTTGTAGGTTGTCTATATTACGTACCAGCCAATATGATGTATTGATTGTTCTAAAGTGATCATGTAATACTTTTTTAGAATCTATTGACATAGCATCATCATCTAAATGTTCGAACTCATCGAACTGATTCTTCATTAAGAATGAGGTTTCTATTATAGTTTGATTAATTAAGTCTATCTCTTTAGCTTCAGATGCATACATCCCTGACTTAATTTTAGACATTACGTCTTTACCAGTATCTATTTCTAAGTGTTGAATGTCAAATTGCTGTGCTGCTGACTCGTGTTGTAGAGTAGCTGCTGGTGATTGTTTGTATACAAATGGATTTGCTTTGCCGTCTGTAATCAATGATTCTATATTTCTAAAATTATACCCATCCAAATCTTCGTAGAACTTAAACGCTGAAGATTTAAACTTTGAATCATATGCCCTTGACGATAGAAATCCCATAGACTCAAAAGGAGTCATTCCAGGTACAATAGTAAGAACGGATCCGGTCGTTGGATCTGATATAAATCCACGTTTACTTTTTAGCTTATTGTATACTATTTCTGCAAACTTACTGATTGATCCTCTAAACGATTGGTTCACATCTACGTTGGCTTGTGTGTAATGCTCTGGTGTAACACCAAATAGGGTTACGATTTTAGCGGATCCGCTTTTCGGGTCTGGCGTAATCATATCTTTATACACTTGGAACAGAAGTTCAACTTCCCTTTGGCCTGGAGATGAAAACTTAATATCAATTATCTCATTGCCGTCAAAGTCAATCTTGTTTGATATGTCTGCAGCATCTAAAAATGATATATTCATTTGTAAAGAATCACTGTCCAGATCTTCATCTATTCGTATGTCTACATAACTGTCAAGCAAGCTATGAGTACCGCCATCGAATTTTAGATCGATACGTTCAAGTTCTATGCTATTAAGTTTATATTTTTTGCTCATTATCCCATCACGCGCTTCAGTTCAGCTTTTGCTTGGCTGGCGAATCGCTTATCTAATAATTTAATCTTTCTTCTAACATCGTTTTTTGCACTGTGAATATCATAAGCAGCCTTTGCTGTATACTGTCCTGCTACTATTTTACTGAATGTAGAATTGAGTGTATACGTATCTGGTGATATCTTAGTACCAGTAATGTTGTGTTCATAATGCATGATAGTAGATTTTGCTGTTGCAACAGAACCATACTTTGCTTCCATATGCAATTCAAACTGAGGATCTGTCAATGGCCATTCATGATATGGATCCGTAATGTTATTCATTAGGAATATTAGCCATACCATTTGTGGGTCATCATAATACAATCCAGCTACTTGATCAGGCCTGAGATCATCCTTGATTATGTAATCATAGAACGCCGTTGGCTGATTGAATACTGTTGTAAGAACATTGGGTCTAGCTATTAAGTTCTTTGCTATCTTCGTTCCATATACTATTTCTGGAAACGATTCAAAATATTGTCCACGTGCCATGTTATTCTCCCGCCCCAGACTGAGCGTAATCTTCTGATGTCCAGATCTCTGTTTCTTGGAATCCCATTGTTAATTCAATAATAGTAGGTGCACCGCCAGCAAAGAAAGATGTTTGTTCTGACTGATAGTTTACCTCAACTGAGGTTACACTACAACGCTTGAAGTAATGTAAATGATCTTGACTGCCTAAGTAATACAAATCTACTTGGTTAGGAAAGTCTAAGAAAAAGTTATTGCCGTTCTTACCAGAGGCTGTAAATTTGGGATGCGTAACTTCTTTAATACGATTTAGGATTCGTGTGAGCCTTCTTGACTCTTCTTCGCTGTCAGGGGAGAACTGCCAACCAAATGTAAATGTTTTAAGACCTACTCCTTCAAACAATAAAGCTACGTGAGGATTGGATACGTTACCTAATGCTAATGAAGCCCCTTGCTTCAATGGTTCTGGTGCCATGTTTCTTGCAATTGCTGCACCAGCTGCGACAGCATCTCTTGTCACTGCTTGATAGTCTATAACTGGCTTACTTTCTGCTGCGGATGTTCCTAGTGAATCAAACGTCTCCTTGAGTTTACCACCGATGCTAGCAATACCTGCTCCCATAGTGCCCATTTCAGATGCATTATATTTTAACTCAGTCTTGTCTACTACTCCAGATTTTGGAATAGGGAAGGCTACGGATAGAGTAGTATCGTTAGATGCAGCTGCATCTGGATCAAACTCATACTTGACAAAGTTCATTATAAACTGATGACCGGCCAGCCTTGCTGGAAAGTGCTCAATGTCAACTTTAGACTCACCCGTCTTATTGCTAATTATCTGATCGGGTGTTCTAGCACCTAATTTCTTTTTTCCTATTTCTGTCCAACTCATTTTATTTTTTCCTAAATACGTATATGGCCTATAGTGGAAGATTCCAACCCAAAAACCCAATTAAGTATAAGGGTGACCCATCACGTATTATTTATAGAAGTTTGTGGGAGCTCAAGCTCATGAAGTATTTAGATGAACACAATGACGTACTTTTATGGGCATCTGAAGAGTTTAGCATACCATATCGCAGCCCTGTTGATGGTAAAATGCATAGATACTATCCAGACTTCTGGGTAAAGAAAGAGAATAAAGACGGTACAGTGGAGCAAGTTGTTATAGAAGTTAAGCCTCAAAAGCATATTGATCCGCCAAAAGTGCCGAAAAGAAAGACAAGAAGATACATGGGAGCGCTAGCTCGCCATGCTGTAAATCAAAGAAAGTTCGAAGTTGCACGACAATTTTGTGCTAATAAAGGAATGACTTTTCAGCTCATCACTGAGAAAGAATTAGGAATCAGAGGATAATGCCAACATATTTATTTCAAAAAGCTGTGAACATGACTAACGAAGAGTTTGGCATGGAGTTTGAATCACTACGAGACCTCCATACTAAACAGGCTGGAGATCCGGTTACGTGGCTAAGAGAGCAGGCAGAAGAGATGAGAAGAACCTCTCCTAATACTATATTAAACGATGGCATGAGAACAAAGAGACTGCTTCCTGGTAGAATGTATATGATGAGATACAATCCTATACACAAACAAACACTGCCATACTATGATATGTTTCCTGTATTCTTTTGTATGGATGTACAAGACAAATACTTTTCTGGAATGAACCTACATTATTTGCCACCTATCTATAGAGCAGAGTTAATGGATGCACTGTATCCGTTTGTTGTTGCCCCTCAGACAGAAGGTACTGACATAGGAATAACACTAAGAACTAGGATTGGCCCAAGAGTAAATTATGACTTTATGGA